CATCTGGAGCTGTATGTTGTATTTGTACATCATTTTCTTTAACTTGTAAAGGGGTTGGGCGGAAATTTTTTGCAGCTTCGATTTTCATCTTAGCTTCCGTCAACGCCTCTTGAGCAGCAAGAAGAGCTTCTGAGTCGTAGTCTTCAGATGCTTTTTTAAACTTATCGCGGGCCATAGCTAGTTCAGCTTCGGCTTTTTCGCGCATCATCTCTTGATAAGAAGTCTCACCAGTCTGAACATACTGCTTCAGCTTTTTATTTTCTTCTATTGCCTGCTGGGCTAACCGAATGGCCTCTTCGCGCTCGCGCTGCGCTGCTTCTTTTGCACGGCGCTCGTCATGACGGGCATGGGTTAACTCTTTAATGCGGGATTGGACGCCTTTTGTGTAGCCTTCGATCTCATCATCAGTGGGATCTTCAACTTCACGGTTTAGCGGCTGGGCCTTGCGGTCTTGTTCAGGGGTATCATCTTCAACAATGATATCCGCTTCAACAACATCGCCTTCAGCAGTTACATCTAGTTCAACGTCAGGCTTTTTATCAAAATCTTCGTTTTCATCGGGAAATTTATAAGTCATATCTGCTCCTTTAAGCGCGGGTAATTCCGCGGGGGTCTTCGACCACTGCTTCTACTTGGTCGTCGTAAATAACACGAAATTCTTTTCCATAAATCAGAATTCTTGTTCCTGTATAGGGGCGCGTAATAACAAAATCGCCTTCTTTACACCAAGGTCCTGATGGAAATTTCTCTTCGTCTTTGTATGCCAGATCGCCCATTTTTAAAACAAATAGGACTGGAGAAGTTAATTCCTCAATCTTTTTTGTTTCATCTGCCTTAAGAAGGCCGCTGTCGTACTGATCCGTAGCCGTTACTAACGAGCATAAGATTCTCCAACCGCGTGGTTCTGGTAACTGCCTAGCCATTTGCGCCTGAACTTCTTCAGGTGTTGGCTCTTCTACTATTTCTGATAATTCTGGTGCTACTTCTAGCGAATGCAAACTGCCATCCGGTAATACAAGCCCTTGCGGGGGTAGTGCGATGGTGTCACTCATCGTTGTCTTCTTTCATAAGGTCAGCGAGGTCAAGTAAGTGGCGCTCTGCAAATGCTAGGCCTCGAATCACACCGCAGAGCTCTTTGTACTGCTCAAAACTTGTGCACTGACCATTTGCCAAATCATCAGTGTAGTTATTCATATCTGTGCGCAACTTGTCACGCAGTGCGGCTATGAAATCGGCCGTTAGTAAGTCGATCACTCTTTAGTGCCCCCTTTAGGTTTTTGTTGCTGGGATAATAAGTCGGTAGCTGTATCCAATCTGTGCTCATGAGCTTGCTGCGCCAATTGTGCTAATTGAATAGCTCCGTTAGTTGCTGTTTGGCGTTTAGTTTCGTGGTGTTGCTGCTGTTTTTCAATAAAATCGGTGGCCGATTTAATGCCAGCTTGAACTTTTTGAGACTGTTGTTCCTTGGCTTTAAGCGCCAATTCTTGTTGTTTGAACTGGGCATCAGCTTGGTCTTTAGCAATCTTGCGCTGCAACTCACCTTGTTTAATCTTCTGGTCCATAAGTTCAGCTTGCAGTACTGGGTCTTGTGCATTTTGCTGGGCTTGTTGTTGAGAAGCCATCGCTTGGGATTGAGCCAATACTTGAGGAGCTGCCTGTGCAACCAAACGGGATAACTGAACTTCCAAGTCTGGTGGTAGGTTATCTTCTGGTGATGGCAATGATGCCCCCATAGCATCTTCAATCTTCTGGCGGTATGCGTAACCGACGTGTTCAGCAATATGCGCTTGCATCGCGCCCATAATAGCCTGCGCTTGCGGATTTTGTCCAATAAGCTGTTGAACGATAGGGTCTTGCATAGCCATTTGGTGGACTTTGATATGAGCCTCATGGTCCTGGAACATAAACGCTTTCATTGGTTTGCCTTTGAGGGCTGCCATATTTTCTGTTACAGGGTCTTTTGGTTTTTGATCGTCGTCCAATGGAACTAGCTTATCCGCGTTTTTGATACCCAACACATCAAGCATCTGACGATGTAGTTCGGGCAAGTTATAAATCTGAGGTGCAGACTGGGCTAACTGGATAACCGCTTGGTACTGAACAACCCGCTGAGACAGAGTGGCTGCATTTGGATCTGATACAGGAAGAATATCTACATGGTTGTAGTCTTCTTTTTTAACCTGCATGTCGCCGCTCTCGGGCTCGTAGTTGTAGTCCTCGTCTGTGTAGTCACGAATAATCCCAGCAAGGAGCTTTAACTCTTGGCGCAATGCATAATGCACGCGGGCCTGAACAGCTGACATGACTTTTAGCGTTCTTTCTAGGATTGCCAATGTAGTTCCAACAGGCGCATTAGCGGACATGTCAGAAATCTGCATATCAGAAGTTGCCGCAAAACGACGGCCTTCTTCAATAATCTTATCCATCAAGCCAGCTAAAACAGCAGATGGCTCTTTGTAAGGTAGTGGCAAAATGTTGTCACGAATAGTACCGCTACCAACATCAACGTCCCTAAACTCACCTGGAGCGATTGGGGTATCGTCACCCTTAATTCTTAAACCACGGCTTTTTAGACCACCCGGCAAATTCGATAAGGTTCCGGCATCGACAAGCTGGCGCAAGATGGAAGTAGCTGACTTAGCAAAACCACCAATAAGATGGAACAAGCCAAAGCCATAAGCACCGTAACCGGGTATGTACTGGTAATGAACGAAATGCTGGCGTTTAAGACAGAGAGGATCTTCTTCTTTCCAATTGCGACGAATCGCCAAAATTTGATTTGTGCCCCGTACCATAGTGACCACATACGGAAGCGCGATACCAGTTTCTTCACCATTTTCATCCTTATCTTCAAAGCCAGGCAAGTCTAAGTCAACGTGAGCTTCATACAATTCAAAGCGGTCGTCATACGTAGCTGTAAAACCTGTTTCTTTATCTTTCTTTTCTTGAATCTCAGTGCGGAACTTTTGTGGTTCGCCAAGTTCAACGTCCATGTAAAAGCCAGCGCGCTGTAACTTAATAATGTCCTGCTTGGTCTTGCGCATCCGGTGTGTTACGCGGTGGCATGAGGCAATCTCACTAGCACCATATGGCAAAACAATATCTTCTGCAGGAATAAAAATAGAAACCTGGCGGCCAATACTTGGGTCGTAGTAGACCTTTTTAAACGCAGAACCGGCTGATGGCAAGTTCCACAACATCCGCTCGTGCTCATTACGGAACTCAGGCATCTTCTCTGTGAGCTGGTAGTTCATGTCAGCTTCAACACGCTGAGCCGCTTCCATTTTCTCGCGGGTTTCTTTACCGATAATCTGAGTTCTTACTGGGCCTTTAGCTGGGAAAGTCTCCATAATGGCTTCAGCTTGAAACCGTACAACCGCCTCAGTAATCATTGGGTGGAACACGCCACAAGCGCCGTCCCATGGTTCTACGCGCTCTTCAAACTTTAAACCAAGCAACGTAATACCGTCTTTGTACATCTGTTCCCAGTCTTTGCGGGAACTAATATCGTTATCAATATCATTAGATAGTTCGCTAGCCAAACTTTCAAGGGCACCGCCATCCATTTCTTCAGCTAGGTTTTGGTTAAACTCTTCGCTGCCGTCTTCTTCATCCATTTTCTCAATGTTAAGATCGAATCCATCTGTGTGGATGTGCATTGCTTCTGGATCTTCGACTTCAATTTCAATGTCTGGTTCTTGATCTTGAGTTAGGGCTTCTAGTCCCTTGGGTGCTTGGTATAAACCCTTATCTACTGGCATATCTATTTCCTATTTAAAAGCCGGGCCAAGGGCCCAAGTGACTGCTGAATATCTAACGCCGCTAACAACTGGAGCGACTCTATGTTTAATAAAAGACGGAAAAACAACTATATCGCCTTGACTTTTTAGTAAGTTAGCGTCTTCTACACCCTCTAATTGTAATTCACCGCCCTCATATTCTAAAGGGTCGTTTAATAAAATACTAATACTTAGCTTGCGCTGCAAGTTGTTTTGGTCTGGGTGAAACACATCATAGTGCCAATCATAGTGACCATCTTG